GGTGAGGTTACGCGGAAAAGTTGTTTCCAAGCGACCCGTGGAGAAGGTGGTAGTCAGGGGTATTTACATGAATGTCATCCTTTGGATGACATGGATCATACCCCCTCCAAAGTGGAGAAGATTCGGAAGCCTGCTGTCCTCGACGGTGTCGAGTATGTGCAGGATGTTCTTTCGATCTCTGACAGCTGGTGGGTGGAGGGTGTTCTCATTCTTATGAACTTCTCCCCACACACCGGTGTGCTTGAGGCACGCGCCCGAAGGGCAATTGACTGGTCACACGTCCATACTGCAGCAATGCAAAGTGTGACTAGTCTGAAAAATCTTAGATGTACGGTTTGGCCGATTTGTGAGCCACTAAAAGTCCGTAACATCACCAAAGGTGAGTCCGCCCCCTATGCAATTGCAAAGCAAATGCAAAAGTGGGTCCACGGTTACCTTAGAGGCCTGGAGCCCTTTACACTCATCGGTGGTTCCCCCGTTACTGCAGATCTCATTGAGAAACTGCGTCGGTTTGGGGACGACTTCAAGTGGGTGTCTGGTGATTTTTCAGCAGCTACAGACAAGCTGTCAATAAGAATAACGAAGATTGTTTCAGGTGTCATCCGTAGCAAGATGACCGAGTCGGAGTGGTCTGTATTCTCCAAGGTGTTGTACGAACACCAACTGCACTATGACAAAAAGTGTCTAGGTCGCAATTTTATCGTCGTTGAGGGGACCCCAGAAGATTCGCTTTTCCGCGAAGAGGGTCATACTCAATCGAACGGGCAACTTATGGGCTCTATCCTGAGCTTTCCATTTTTATGTGTTGCTAATGCGATTGCCTTTTGGCAAGCAGTTCATCCTGAAAAGACCTGGAAGGAGGTCAGCAAGCTGGTTCTCGTCAATGGTGACGATATTCTCTTCCACGCTACAAGCGGAGAATATGATTTGTGGTCAGAATCAGTCAAGGCAATGGGGTTCGAGCTAAGTTTAGGAAAGAACTTTTTTCACGAACAATTCCTTGTTGTTAACTCGCTGCCTATGTGGGACGAGACAGTCATACCATGCAAGGGGACGCTTCCCCGCAAGCAGATCAAACTTGAACCTTTTCACAATATTGCACTTGCCCTTGGAATTTCAAAAGTCCAGGAGAAGGCGGGTGGTTGTGGGAAACTCCGAGACATGCCGGCTATTTATGCCGAATACATTCAAGGAGCCTTTAATAAGAGTCGCGCACAGTTGCGCTTCCTGCATTATCAAAGGAAGGAAGTTGATCACTACTCGCATCAGGGATTGTACAATTTGTACGTTCCTCGAGAGTATGGTGGACTGGGTATGATAAACTACGCGAAAATTGGGTATTTAACCCCGTATCAAATTCGCGTCGCAGAGCTCTACTTTGAGGCATACTCCAGCAAGGAGGCCTTTTTGAAAGCTCCGGTGAAGGGGTACGCCCCACCGGCTCAAGATGTTCAGGACCTAACACGTCCAGATCCGGATGGCATGATTGTCATCCCGTCCATGAAGCAATATAGCTTCGATTGGACGCTTCCTGAAAAGGAGGATCGAGTTTTACACTCATGGAACACTAGCTGCGATGTGATAAAAGAAAAGCGTAGTTTAGTCTACATTGACCCACAGATTGCAAAAGACGCAAGAAAGCGAGGCAATTTGCATTGGATAAGGAATGGAGGAGCTGGTTTGAGGACCAGCCTCCAGAAAGAAGGAGAGTACGGATTGAAGTTGTCGATCCCAAGAATGGTAGAACCGCAGACGGGTATCCGCAATGTTGCGTTGGAAATCCCGAAAGGTCTTGTGCGGAGTGCGAGTGCACCCGCTAGACTTCAAACTTGCGGTAAGACGTCGGTCCGAGACGAAAGTCGGACATGGGGTTTAAGTCCTAACCACCTAAAACGGTGCCTGGAACCAGATGACGAGTCATCCGAAGAATCTCCTGCATGGGATGAGGCCTTTTGGCAGCATCACTATGGCGGGGAGTTTAATCCGGATGATTGCTATCGTCATGAGTTCTAGACTCAATAGTTCCGTGCCAAGTAGTGTAAGTCTAATCTGATTTTGTTTCTTTCGACGTGAACTTTGGTTTGCGGTTGGGAGATGAGAGTTGGAGATGCTGTCAAACTACGTTGTGCCTACAGACTGCACAGGTGGACGAGTAAGTAGACTTAGATGGACAGTCGCTGCGTGGCGCAGGGATCCCATACTAGCCATGATGACAACGGTAAAGAATGGACAGGTTGTAACAATACCAAAAAGACGTGTACCAGGGATTGGTGGCACGATTCAGGCAGTGATAGAACACGCTCCCGCCCTTTATAAAGGGGCGAAGTCGGGAGTTCAGATGTTAGCAAGCGCGGGTAAAGCGCTCGGGGGGGCTCGCCAACGTGGTGGGTCTGTCCCAAAAGGAGAGAGAAAG